TAACTTTCTTGGACCGAAAGGCTGAATTGATCATGACCGGCTTGCCGCCCAGCACCACTTTGACCTGCTCCAGAAAGTCAGCCAGTCGCTTGAGGTTCTCAAGTTCTGCATCGTTGGGGCTGTTGTCCCAGCCGTTGCGCTCGGCTGACTCGGAAGCCGTCAACTCGTCAAGGGTGAAGTTGGGTGTCAGGTTCATTTTGCTGTTCTTGAGAGAATGTCAGTCTTGGCCTGGGAGCCAGCAGACGATCCGAAGTAGTAGGCAATGATGCCCGTCCACGCAGTACCCAAGCTGCCCAGCATCATCAAGATCGCCGGGTTGCCGCTGTCGATCTGGTTGAAGAACATCATGACCATGATGCCAAAGAAGCCAATGGTGACTGCGCCAGCCAAGATGGGTGGCATCAGGCTGCGAGTGGTGGCCTGCATGTCCCTGGCTGACTTGCGGTCCTCAACTTCCAGCTTCTCAAAGTTCAGGCCCAGTTCCTGCGCTTGTTTTTGCAATTCGATCTCTGCGATCTTGACCTGGGCAATCTGCTCGGCTGACAGTTTGTTGTTGGAGATCATGTCTCCCACTTTGTCAGGGTCAACCCCAATGGCCTTGGAGATGGCCGACACAGCCATGCCTGCCAGTGGGCCACCCATCGCCGTAGCGATGGTGGGTGCAATTTGTTTGAGCCAGTCCATGCTTACCCCTTTAGGTCAAAACTTAGGTTTGGATGGCGGGGATACTGAACCACTCGCTCGCCCTCTGGGCATTTGTATTTAATCGTCGCCAGCAAAGTGGCCCTGCCATCAGCGATCTTTTCTTTTTGCACCATCGTAAGCTGGTACGTGAAGGTGTCAATTTCTGGCCCTGCTGGGCCGCTAAACTTGCTGGCCGTGGTAGTCGCTGCATGGACCATGCCCGCAGCATCTCGAATGCTTGGGGTAAAACTTTCAACAGAGCAATCGTCGCGCTTTTTGATCCGCGCAACGGTGACGTTAATTGGCTCACCGGCCTGCGCCACGATCTTGAAGTTCTCAGGAGACCATTCGATGATGGCCCTGTCAAGCCAACCAAATTTGTCGGCCAGCGTGTAACTGCCGCCTAGCGCGGCAACGCTTGCGGCAACTGCTCCGATGGCCTTGGTAAGGTCAACCATCTCAGTGCCCTTTGATCCAGCTTAAGGTAAACCCTACTCCACTGGAAATGAATGACACAAAAGCCATTCCAGCCCAAAACCCACCACGGCCTTGGTTCGCAAGGGCCACCAGTTTCTCGACATGACTTTCCATCTTGTCGATCTTGGTGCTCATCTCATCGAAGCGGCGTTCGTAACCCTTGACGCGCTCCCACAAGACTCCGTACTTCACTGGGTCGATCTCGGCCATTTCTGCTGATTCCATCATGAAAGTTCCCGTATTTTAACTAATTTGTATTAAGGCGCAAGGTAGTTTTGTTTGGTAGTTTTTGGGGCCAGTTGGTTTGGCTGTTGCAGTGATTGTTCAAACTGCTTTTTTACTTGGCGTGTACGCGCAACTTCAGCGGCTGTTTGCACACCAGGTATGCGCACTGGCAATTTCTGCAAAGCCTCAAGGCCACGCAAGACAGCACCAGAAGTGTTGCTGTAATTGACAGCGCCAGGCTCTTTGACCACCACATCTTTGATGGCATCTCGTAGATCCATGATCTGATCACGGCCAGATTTGCCATACATGTAAACCAGCTTGTCTTCGTTGTCCAATTGATTGATCAACGTGTTCAGGTTTCTGAAAGACATCTGATCACCTTTGGTGAGCATCTCTTTCATCTGTTGAATGGTCTGGCCTTGCAATTCTTTGTAGGCTTGTTGGCCGGCTGGTCCACCTTTTTTCAGCAAAGTGGTGACCGTGCGCATTTCTTCCAAAGAGCCGTCCAACACAATATGCTTGAACACATCGTCAAGCGCCACCCTGCGGTCAGCGTAGCCAGATTTGGTGCTCAACAGCTTGTCCACTCTGGACACGTCTTCAAACTGCTTTGCCAATTGCTCTCTGGCTTTGCGTGCTGCTTGATACAACTCACCGCCGGCACCCTCACCCATCTGGGTAATGATGTTCTTCATAGGCTTGGCGTTTGCCGAATCTTTGACCGTGCCAATTTGTTGGTAGATGTCTTCAAGCGCACGCACAGAAATTGCGCCAGTGTTTTGTGGGTCATTCATTCTCAATGACTCAGCCACAGAATCCAAAATTGGATCTAGCTTTTGGCGCTGTGTTGGTGTCTTGGTGTTGATGTAATCCAGCAAACTTTGATACGGCACTTGTTGCAATGTCTCGCCAGCGTTGTCGGCTCGGGCATACAACTGCTTGTAAGCATCAAATTTCTTGGTGTACTCGTCGTTCAACGCCTTGTCTACGATTCGGCCCACAGCCCTCATCTGCGTTGGGTCGGCAACTTCTGCACCGACTTCGCTAGTCATGCGTTCAAAGTTGTTGATGATGTCTTGTTTTTGGCCGGTCTTAAATGTTCTGGCTTTTTCAGACAATTCAACTTTTACGTCTTCAGGAATGCCAGCAATGACGCCACGCTGAACTTCAGACTCAAACTGTTGCTTTTGTAAATTCTTTTCACGCTCACCAGCCGTGGCACGAATGCCCAAACGCTGCAAACGCTCTTGGCGCATCAGATCTTCTGCGGTAGTCGCAGCGCCCATGCCCTGCATTTGAGGCTGTTGTGGCGTTGGCAAGACTCTTGCCAAAGCGTTTTGCACTGGTGGTGCCATTTGCGCAACCATTGGCCGCAGGGCAGCGCCGGTCTGCTGTATGGCAGGAAAAGCCAGAGCGTTCAACGAAGTGCCAACACTACCAAGTGTTGGCGGCAGTGCCGCAGTCAACGGCTGCAAGAACTCGCCAACGGCACCCAACGCTTGCCTTGCGGTTTGTGTACGGGGTTGGTACTGAACAGCCTTCATGCCTGCTTCCATAGCCCTGCGGCCTTCTGGCGTGTTAATGCCTTGACCGCTGGCAGCAAGTGAGATGCCACCGGCAATTGGAGAGATTAAACCTCCGGCCAAAGTCGCACCCAGCGCCAGCGGTGTTTCTATGATGCCCGAGATTCGGTCACGCATAGACACCTCTGGTGGCTTAACGCCAGTCACAACATTTTCAGCGCCTGGGATTGCCGCAGCCGAACCCAAACCGATGGTCTTGTAAAAGTCCATCTTGGGGATCTGGCTGTAAAACTTTTGGTGCAGTGAGTCAGCCAATGTCAGGTCAGGAACATCGTTGTACTGAGGGTACTGTGTTCTAAATTCAGCAAGTGTTGCCATTTATTGGCCCCTAATTCCAAGTCCAAGTGGATCGTTGTTTGTTGCGCCAACTGCACTTGGAATGCCGGTTATAAACTTAGGCGAAATGTTTTTTGCACCTGGCCCTGCTTGAATTTTCATAGACTCAATAGCCAATCGCCTTGCTCTGGCTTTTTGTTTTACAACTTCAGGATTGTCATTAATTTGTGGAAAGTATTTTTCATCTTCTCTGGCAAATTCTGAATCTGAAATTACAGCGCCAGATTCTTTTCTCAACACAGCAGTAATGAAGTTTGATTTTGCTTGATTGACTTGTTGTTGCGCTGTGCTGGTGCCGCCCAAAGCACTTGGCAAGACTCGGCCCAAGGTTCCGCCAATAAATGGGGTCTGCTCAATCACCGCACCTTTCAAAACGCCTTTTTTGGCCAAGTCTTCCAAAATGGTTTCGGCTTCTAGCATCCTGATGCCAAACGCCGTAGCGTTGGCTTGCCCCTCGTTAAGTGCCGTGGATTTGCCACGCAGTTGTGTTGGACCAGCAGCAGAAGCAACCCCAGGTGCGGCAGCGACAGCGGGTTGATCCAGCACACTGGTCATGCCTGGGATGGCTTGCGTTGCTGGTGCTGGCATACGTGGCCCAGGCATACCCGCACCAGGTGCCGCTGGAGCAGCCGCAGGCGCAGCGCCACCAATTGAAACAGGGAAAGCCTGCAAGGTGCGCTTGTTCACACCAACAATTGAGCCATCTTCAGCTTCTTTAAGTTCAAAGCCAGGATTGGCCTGTTCAAACGCAAACTTTTCCTGCGCCAAACTGAGTTGACCTTGTGATGTACGAAGTTGACTGCGACCGATGTCAATGCGCTCTTGCTCACCCGGAGCCATCATCTTAGGGGTACGACTGACTTCGGTAATTTGACCTGTCAACGGTTGGAACGTGCGGTCAATCAACACATTGCCGGTGTCCTTAGTGGACAGTTGCGGCTTGTTCATCTCCATGAACTTTTCGGTGCCCAGCTTGGACTCGTTGATCAAACGGTTTAAGCCACCCGGGGTCTGCAACAATTGTTGAATGCGGGCCATTGACTGGTCCACCGTGATACCACGGGCTTCCAATGCTTTGCCGATTACGGGGTCAGCATGGTTGGCGCGGTGCCACTGCATGTATCTTTCGGCAGCATCGGGCGAGGCTGGGTCAAGCGTTTCAAGAAAACCACGCGACTGTTTTAGTTTATCGTCAAGCAACTTAGATTGAGCAGCCGCCAATGTCGTAGGCTGTGCTGCTACATCACCTTGTAACTTTTGCTGTGTCGTGCGGGCAGTCTGCAAATCAACTAAACCCTTTTCAATACCGGGCAACTTGGAGCCAAAGCCACCAGTCGAGAGTGACCCACGCAGCCTGTTGATGTCAATTTCACCGGTCTGTGGGTTGTACGCCTCGGCGTATGCGCGGTTCAGCGCATTGGTTGATTCTTGCTCACGCTGCACTTGCCGCATTTGCAACTGGGCCAGTTGGTTTTGCTGCTGTGCGCCTTGGATAGCTGCCACACGACCGTACTGAGCCAGTGGGTCTTGTAGTTCGATGCCTCTGACGGCCAATGAGATGTTGGGATTAGTTGCCATTTTCAGTCCTTACGGGGCGTAACCCATTGGGCCTTGACCCGAGTACCCAACAGTTGGTGTCGGAGGACGCAGTGCGTTTAAGTATTGCTGACCCTGATAGTAGTTCAGACCAGTGCTCAAGGCACCAGTCAACGCGTTGGCACCACCCACGTAACCCGAGGCTCGGGCTTGACCGGCAGCACCAAAAGCCTCACTTGCACCTTGACCGTAAGCACCCAACGCATTGCTTATTCCCGAAGCCATATTTTGACCCGCTGCTCCGACTTGCTGTGCCGAAGTTTGACCAACACCGGCCAACGACTGAAGTGGGTTTAAACGGGCGCTGCGTTCAGTTTGATAACGGTTAAAAGCGTTCTGGTACTCCTGCGATCCAAGGTCTTGACCAAATCGCTGGATGCCCTTAAGCGTAGAACCCGAGAGCAGGCCACCACGAGCAGCAGCGGATCGCTCCAGACCCTTCATCCCCTCGGACATCCTAAATGAATAACCGGGGTCTTGCTGAAACTGCGACATACCAAAAGGCGTGTAATCTGTCGCACCTTCTAGTTTGTTTAGTGCCCGCAATCCTACATCGCGAAACGGTTGCTGCAATTCAATTTGTCGATTAAATTGCTCACGTTGAAGTGCAATTTGTTGATCAGCAATTTGCTTTTGAATTTGCGCGGATTGGTCAGCAGCGCCAGCTTGCGCCTCGGCTGCTTTACCAGACGCTCGACCGCCAATTAATGCACTGCCGACAACGGCACCAGCTACCCAAAATGTCATAGTGACACCTCAATTTGTTTGTTCTTGACCGTGTTGCCCAAAGCATACATCGAATCGGGTTCTACCTCAACCAGATCGGCTTCGGCTTTCTCGACCGTTGTTGCCTCAATGGCGTGAAACGTCATGCAAAGCGCATCAGTAACTGCGTACACTGCCCGCTTTGTCCCGGGTTTGCTTTGAAACAAGTGAGGCCCGGTGACCTCTTGCACATTACCCTCACCGTCCGTGATCGCCACGGTGCCTGACACGATGAGGTACAAGTGTTCTTTCTTGTGGATTGCCCCAACTACCAGCACTCCGGCGTGACGAAACACTTCGCGGCAGTACATACCGCCGTGGAAATAGTGCTTTGTCTTGGGTTCGTATTGCGGCAGTTTTGACAACTCTTGCTGCAACGATTCTACCTTTTGCCGCATCATTTGAGGCGGCGCAACAGCGAACCCTTCACCGTAAGTCACTTGCATCAGGTCACCTCGCGGCCAGAAACCCGCATGTTGATGGCGGTGGCGGTTCCAGCGATTGTACTGATGAAGTCGCCGGGGTTCAAAACCTGCCCGACCAACTCGGGAAACGTGTAGACCTCGGACGGCTGAAGCGTCTTGGTCTTGGTGATCAGGTTGCTGTTGCCAGCGGAGCCTGCCAGGGTAACCAAGTTGACCGAGATCGTGGCAGCACTGGCGCTGTAATTGGTCGCCGTAAACTTGTCGATGATCGTGGTCACGCCGGTTGCGGTGTACTGGGTTGTCTGGCTGTTTGCAACATCTTTCGATGGCACAAGGTTTTTAACGGTGACTGTCATTGGATACCCCCAATATTGTTTGAAACTGTGAGAATGATAGACGGTATGCCGGGGACAGGTGCAGTCGCAGGCACGGAAAGAAGTTCAACACTCAGGCTGGTCGTTGAAAACATCATCTCAACGTAGTCGCCAGCGTTGAGGTCAAAAAAGTAGTTGAGTGACGAAAATATCTCAGCGTCATTGCCCTGGATCCTGATCTGGCTGGCGCTGTCGGGCACGTCTGTGCCGTTGAGTCGAAACCAGAAGTAGAACTCGGCCACGCCGCCTGTGGTCTTGTCCAACTGAAACGAGGTGTCAAAGTTGTAGATGCCCGGTGTGTCCACGTACACCCTTGATGTTGGGGTGCCAAGATACACACCTCGGCTCAAGTCCGTAGTGTTGAACGTAATCGCTTGGGCCGTGTTGATCGTGGTGGCCGTCTGAGTCGTGGTGTCGTAGAACGAACCGTACCGCGAACGCTCAAACTCACGAGGGGCTGGGGTCATTTGAAGACCCTCAATCTGTTTCTGCAACTCGGCTGTCAGTTCAGTGCAAGGGCTTTCGATCTGCTTTTGCAACCCCTCGATTTGCTTTTGCAACTCGGCTGTCAGTTCGGTGCAAGGACACTCAATCTGCTTTTGCAACCCGTCGATC